TCTGTGTGTTTTTCTGGAAAATTTGGTGCAGAAAGGAAGGATTCTGACTTAATTGAGCATAGTGGGTACATAGTTTTAGATTTTGACAACATTTTTGAGCTAAGAGATCGTCAAACCGAGATTATTAGCAATAAGTTTGTTTATGCTTGTTGGGTTAGCCCTTCGGGTAATGGGTTAAAAGCCTTGATTAAAATTGCAAACGGCAATAAGCATAGAGAACATTTTCAAGCATTGCAGGATATATTCCCTGATATTGACAAGAGTGGTATTAATCCAAGCAGAGTTTGTTATGAAAGCTATGATCCGGATATTTACATCAACGAAAAGGCCCAAGTTTTTAAAACCATAAAAAAGATTGAAAAGATTGTTGTTTATGAAAAAACGGATGATGATGACAAGATTTTTAAGAAACTTTTAACATGGTTATCTAACAAAAACGAAGCATTTGTAACAGGAGAAAGAAATAATTTTATTTTTAAATTAGCATCAGCTTGCTGTCGATATGGTATTGATGAATTGACAGCTAATTCTATGATTAACAATGAATTTTTAAGTAATTCAGAGTTTACAAAAAGAGAATCAGATAATGCTATATCATCTGCATACAGAACAAATAGGGGTAGATTTGGCAGTGCATCTTTTGATAAAGAAATTTTAATTGATAAAACATCTAGGTTAGAAGTTAAAGTAGAAAGTGGAATTATTGATGAAGATGGGAAATTGAATGATGTGATATACGGTATTGATGTAAAAGAACAAGCACTTGAATTGTATGAGCAAGGCTACGCAGCAGTAAACGGAATTGGCGTAAATGAAATGGACTTTGCATTCAAACCAAAAAAAGGAGAAATAACAGTATTGACCGGTATAGGGAACTATGGCAAATCTTCTTGGAAAAAATGGTATCAAGCAATGCGTATTTTACTTTACGGAGAGAAGTTTGCTACATTTTCTCCGGAAGATAATCCACCAGAAGAATATTATCATGATTTTGTAGAAATTTTACTTGGCTGTGATTGCACTCCTGCAAATCCAAATAGACCTTCAAGACAAATTTATGAATATACATACGATTTTGTTTGCAAGCATATTTTCTATGTTTATCCAAAAAATGTAACACCAACACCGCAATATATCATGGAAGTTTTCTTACAATTGATTGTTAAAGAAAATGTTGATGGCGTTGATATTGATCCATTCAATCAGTTGGCAAATAATTACCAAAATTTTGGTGGTAGGGATAAATATTTGGAATGGGTATTATCTTTATTTTCTCGATTTTCGCAAACAAATAATGTGTACTTTTGGATAATTGCGCATCCTGTTAAAATGCAAAAAGCAACAGATGGAAATTATCCTTGTCCAGATGTTTTTGATATAGCTGATGGAGCATTATGGAATAATAAACTTGATAATATTTTAGTTTATCACAGACCATTTGGGCAAACCGATCCTCAAAATCCAACTTGTGAATTTCATAGTAAAAAAATTCGTAGACAAAAGATAGTTGGTAAAAAAGGATTTTTTGTATTTGAAATGCTTTTTAAAACACGAAGATTCTTTTTTAATGGCTCAGACCCTATGCAAAAGATTATGAATGAAAAAAACATAACTTTTAAAACCGAGTCTACAAAAGAATTAAAGCAAGGTTGGGTTCCTTTTAGTGATGAAAATGGAGAAGAAATAATTTTTTAATTTTAAATAATAAACAATGATCAAAATGCAAGTAATCGGCCACTTAGGTCAAGATGCAACAGTTAATACCGTAAATGGTAAAACAGTTATTAATTTTTCAGTAGCACATTCTGAAAAATATAAAAACAAAGATGGAGTTGAAATAGACAAATCAGTATGGGTTAGCGCAGCGTATTGGACAGATAGAGTAAATGTGGCTATGTATTTAAAAAAGGGTACACAGGTGTATTTAGAAGGAAGTCCTGAAGCAAAAACATATACAAACAAGAATAACGAGGTTATACCACAATTGCAGATTAGAGTCGCTGTATTAAACTTGTTATCAAGTTCAAAAACGCAAGGAGCAGGACAAGATTTTTTAACACAGCCTAACGGGTTTGAAACAGATATACCATTCTAAATGCACATTCACGAATTAAACAACGTAATTTATGTTAAAACGCCTCTTGGAGATGGCAAAGCAATCGCATGGATTGACTACGGTTCAGAACTCAACACTGTTTGGAAAGTCGTACTACACAACTCAGGCATCGTGCGGAACTTTTATGATACAGAAATCCTTGTTTTACCCAATAAAATGGACGGAGGATGTATCGATGAAAATTATTTTAAAACCACAAAAACTATCTAAAAATGAATAAAAAAACTGCTTTAATTAAGTCTTTGTTGAAAGGAGATGTTATAAATGTGTTAAATTCTATTAAATTAACTGGATATAGCAATCCAGCAAGAGAAATGACAAGAGAAATAGAAAAACCCTTTTGTTGTTCAGTCACACGAATAAAAAGAGAAAGCGTAGACCAATTTGGTAACTATGTTATGTGGTATGACTACAAACTTGATAAAAAAAAGCCAGAAAATAGAGAAGGGATTAAAAAAATGTTAAATTACATCAAAAATAAAAATTAAATTAAATGAAATTCAAGCCATTAAACAAAAGAGTGTTGGTAAAGTTAGATGAAACTAAAAAACAAACAGAAGCAGGTATCATCTTGCCAGATTCTATTCAAAATGATTTCGCAACTGGGGTCGTAATTGGGGTTGGCAATGAGGTTTTATTGGTTTCAGTAGCCGATAGGATTATGTTTGCCCATACGGTAGGAATAGATATCGAGGTGGAAGGGGTAAATTATCGATTGATTCCCGATGAAACTTACATAGACGCAATAGTCTAATTTTTAAATGCCTTCAAAAAATGAGGGCATTTTTAATTTTAATACTTAAAAAAAACTTAATTTTATGCCAATAATGAAAGCAAAGCCAATTAATAATATTTTTCTTAGTCTAGATAAGCCAATTCAAGATACAATCAAATTGGGTGATTTGGAATTATATTTAGACGGATCATATCGTCCAGAATGGAACGCAACTGTTGTTGGGGAAGTGTATTCTTTACCAAAATATCCAAAAGGCGAAGATGGTAAAGTTGTTTCTAAATTAAAAGAAGGGGACAAGGTGTTATTTGATTATTCTGTTGTAGCTGAAAGAAAATTTGAATCCGATAGTGAGTACTTTACGGAAATAACAAAAGATAGTCCTTATTATCAAAAGTTTCAAAATGGGAAAGGAGAATCTTTATTAGTTGTGGCTATGCCGGGAAAGATAACTCACATATGGGTTGGAACGTATCATGATAAAAGAGGAAATTTTATTGACGGATGTCAGGGTTCCGAACACGATATAAGTAGATGGAAATCTCAATTTAATTTTGGCAATACTCAATCATTCTTTTTTAAAAATTTACTTGACACTGGTGAAAAAGATGTTTGGAAGGCAGATTATAGAGATATTTTTGCTAAAATTGAAAATGATGAATTAATAACTGTTGGAAATAGAATAATACTTGAACCAATTGATGTAGAAATACCGAAAGATGTAATTCAACAAATGGGCGTTGTTGATACAATTGAAGTAAAAGTGAGATTGGGAGATAGGGCAAAAGTTTTATCTGTTCCAGATGGTGTTAATTTAAAAAAAGGAGATGTAGTTGGTTTTGAACCACAATTTCTTGAAAAATATGAGTATAACAATAAACAATATTATTTAATAAAATCCTATCGAGCTTTAGGAATTTGGGAGGACACAAACAATGGCATACAACATTAATGATGTATATAATTTCTTAGTCTTTATCGTAAGAAAAGAAAGAGGGGTATTTATAACAATACCCGAAGCGATGCAGACTATTGATAACGCACAGCTTGAGGCAACCGAAGATTGGTTTTCTCAATATGGCGTTACTCAAATAATTCATGATGCAATTAGGAAACTAAGATCACAGGTTCAGTTTACATCTGCATCAGACGGACAGGTAACATTTGCATCTGATTATTTGCATATGATTGGTAACCCATATACGGTTACAGGAAGCACGATTAACGCAGTAAGATTTGTTAACGAAGATGAATTACCTTTTGCATTAACAAGTCAATTAAGACCTGTTTCAACTGCCAAACCAATTGCAAAAGACACGGCTGTCGGATTTCAAATATATCCTCAATCAACTCAAACAGGCTTTTACAATTATTTACGCAGACCAGCTACTCCGGTTTTAGGATATACTCAGGCAGGTAGAACAATAACTTACAATCCAAATACTAGCACTCAATTAGAATTTACAGATGTTTACATTAATAACATTATAGCGCGTGCATTGAAATTTTGGGGTATTAATATGGCTGAACAAGACATTCAGCAATTTGCTCAATTACAAACACAAGAAACTAAATAAAAATGGCTAATAGTACTAAATTTTTAATGGCCGAGCAGGTTTTGCTAAGATTAGCAGGAGGTTACAGAGATGTAGCTCAATCTGTTCAAATGGAAGATGTAGTAAAAGCG